ACAAAAACTGTTCGGGAAGGGGTAAGCGATGGGAATGTTAGCAAGGCTCGGTGTGGTTCTTGGCCTGGATACGGCAGAGTTCCAAAAAGGGCTATCTGGGGCCAAAAAATCGCTCGATCAGTTTGCCCAACAAATCCCGACTGTGGCAGGTGTGGCCGTCGCCGCTTTCACGGCGATGACGTACAAGGCTTTGCAATATGCCGATGCGATTGCGGATACTGCAAAGGCCAACGACGTTGCTATCGAATCCGTCCTGGCTCTTTCAAAAGGGTTGCAACAAAACGGTGGCGAGGCTGAAAACGCTGGGAAACTGCTGTCGTCCTTTACAAACAAAATTGATGAGGCCGCGCAAGGTGGTCTGGATGCTCAAAAGACGTTCGCTCGACTTGGCGTGTCTCTTAAAGATTTAGGGTCGTTAGGCATACAGGATTTGTTCGATAAGACGGTCAAATCTATTGCGGCGATGGAAGATCCGATCAGCCGCAATGCGCTGGCGATGAACGTATTCGGCAGGGCCGCAAAAGGGGTTGATTTTGTTGGATTAGCCGCTGACTCAAAAGAGGCTCGTGCTGAGTTTGCTGAATATGCCGCCGCTGTGCAAAAGGCCGCAGACCTTAACGACAAACTTGCCGCCGCATCCGAAAAAACATTGCTGAAATTTACTACTGCGGTTGCGCCTGCGTTGTCAGTAGTATTTGATGAATTAAATAAATCGGGTGGTGTTCTTGACAAAATTTCAAGCGGGTTTAAATTCTTTTTGGAAAACATGATTTTTGGGTTCCGTATTTTGACGGATGTAGTCAAAAATACCATCATCATGTTTGACCAACTGGGTAAATATTTAGGTGATATTTTCACTTTAAATTTTGCCACTGCCGGCAAACGGTTTGATGAATACATGGCTCGTTCACGGGCTGTGACTGAGGAAACAAAACAATTCGGCATCAAACTGTTTGGCATGGGGCCGGAGGAAAAGAAAAAACCAACAACGGCTGTTGGCCGTCAGGTAAAAGAGGCCGTCGATCCGGAGGCTGAACGCAGAAAAAAAGAGGCCGAACGCCTACGTATTGCTTTAGAAATGGCGAGGCAAATATCGGCTGAGTACGAACGTCAATCGCAGTTTGAATTGGAGCAAGTAGAGCGTCGAGGCAAATTGCTTGGAATGACTGCGAAGCAACGCGAGATCGAGGAAGCGGTTCTCGCTGTGCGTGATCGTTCAAGCAAACAACAAACTGATATTGAGGACAAAATTGCCGACGCAATTATTAAGCGCGAAACCGAACTGGCTGAAGAATTGCGAAAACAAAAACAGATGATTGAGGATCGCACGGAGTTTTTTGTCGAACAAACTCGTCGTGCAATTACTGCTCAACAAGAACAACAGAATTCGTTTTTGTACGGGTGGGAAATGGCGTACAAACAGTTTGCCGAGGATTCAGAAAATTATTCTAAATTAGGTCAGCAGTATTTCGATACGATGGCTAATGCAATGACAAATGCCATCACGACTTTTGTCAAAACTGGCAAATTAAATTTTGCAGACTTTACGCGATCAGTCATTCAGGATTTGATTGCGATTCAGTTGCGTATGCAAGCGATGCAGTTGTTCAAAATGGGTATGTCTGCACTTGGCTGGAGTATCCCTGGCGTTAGCGCAAAGGCTGGCGGCGGTATGGTTAGCGGCAACATTCCTTATATGGTGGGCGAGAATGGCCCGGAGTTATTTATCCCGCAGGGGGGCGGCTCAATCGTTCCGACAAACCGGCTTGAATCCTCAATGGGTAATGCGCCGAGCGTGGTTTATAACGGCCCGTATATCGAAAACATGAGTGCTATTGACACACAGTCGGCGGCACAGTTCCTGGCAAAAAACAAAATGAGCGTGTGGTCGGCAAACCAGTCGGCGTCGCGTTCTGTACCGACGAGCAAATAATATGAGTCTTAATCAAATCCTGGCAATCAGCGAATCGGTAGGGATTAACGACCAGCGTTTTGTTGGTCAAGTTCTCAGCCGAAATCAACGGATTACTACGAGCGAAGTGCTGACGGTGGTTCCGTTTCAGTTCACTTTGCGACCGATGCCGTATTTGCTTTATAGCCAAAATCGTGATTTGTTGAGTTCGTTGCGAGTGCCTGACAAGGCTTTGACGCAATATTTGAATTTTGGCGAAACCGGCTGGCAGGCTTATGTCGATTACATGGGTGATATGACACCGGCGCAGATTGCTGGTTGTGCATGGCAAACGGATTCGGCAAATAAATCCCTAGTGCTTGGCGATTTGCCTTCGATTGCGTCGACAAAATACATCGTAAAAAATGGCGACTTTATGCAAGTCGGCCTGTATTCATACATTGCTACGGCTGACGTTTTGCGTGGCTCTGGCTCAACTGTGACGATTCCGGTGCATCGTAATTTGCTTACGCCGGTGACCGCTCCGATTGATGCGGTAATCGGTCAGTACGGCACAACTGTCAGTATGGGTGGCGACTCGTATACCGGCATCACTTTCCCGGTAGTGCTTAAATCTTATCCAACGTATACGCTAATTCCAATGGCAACGGATGCGTATATTCAATGGACTGGTGATTTTGTTGCATACGAGGTGGTGCTATGAACGTCATTACGCCGGTCGATGGGACAAACAACATTCGTTATGCTGATTTTGTGCGTGTAACAACGCCGTCGGCAGAGTATCGGTTTGCCACCACGCCGATGGCCATTAGTGTGCCTGCGGTTGATCCGTTGCCGTTTGATGCTGTGGGCCAACTGGTAAAGGTCGGCGAGTCTCAGCGCGACATTAAGAGTACGAGCAACGAGACAACGGTGTCGTTCGTGGGTATCGACACGGCAATGCTTGGGTGGGTTCTCGGACAGGAAATCAAGGGGTCGCAAATTGAAATGTGGCACGGGTTTTTCAATACCGATGGCCAGTTGATTACGACGGGCGGCACGGGTGGGCTGTATAAGTTTTTCACCGGATATATTTCGTCGTTCTCAATTTCCGAACAGTGGATGGAGGAAGTCCGAGCGTTTGCAGGAATGATTACTGTCAGCGCGTCGTCGATTCAGATGATCCTGCAAAACCGTGTAGCGGGTAGATATACCAATGACAACTCGTGGCAGTTTTTCAATCCTGGCGATACGAGCATGGATCGAGTTGCGTTCGTATCAACAATAAACTACCGCTTCGGTCGGCAAGGTGGTGGCGCACCAGCGGTCGTGCAACCACCAAGACTTCAATCGCTTGAATAAAATGATTCGGCAAGCAACAAAATACGATAAAACACAAGTCATCGAAATGATGAAAGCGTTTCGGGCTGAAAGTCCGATCAGTGCTTTGTACGCAGAGGACGACCCGGAATATTGGGACGCAATGCTGACAAGCATTTTTGCTGGCCGTGGTGCTGTATTCATTGAGGATGGCAAAGGGTTACTGTTGTCGATGGTTTATCCGAGCATCTGGAGTGGCAAGGTTTTTGGCCTGCACGAGTTGGCGTGGTATGTGTATCCGCAACATCGTGGGGGGACGACTGGATACCGCCTCGTCAGGGCTTATGTGGACTTCGCCAAAGGGTTGAAAGATTCAGGACGAATTGCGTATTTCACACTCAGCAAGATGGTTTCCAGTCCTGCAATGAAATACGAAAAACTGGGGTTCAGAAAAGTCGATGAAAACTGGATTCAATAAATTATTTGCGGTGGTGTTGATGCTGTGTGCATCGGCTCCGGTGTGGGCCATGCCAGCGTCTGTTACGTTGTCCATCATATATGGCGACATGATCCTGGCGGCGAAGGCTTTGGGGGCGACTGGAGTTGCTGTGGCTTCGTTTGCCATTAACCTCGTGGCGACGGCAATTATCTCAAAGGCTTTTTTCTCTCCAACTCAGCCTGGGATTATTGATTCGCCAAACCCTGGAAACCGACAGCAGTTGCCGCCTGCTACGGATAACAAATTGCCGATCATTTATGGCACGGCCTGGACCGGTGGCATTGTCACGGATTTGAGCATTTCGTCAGATAACCAGCAAATGTATTACGTCATTTCGTTGTGCGAAGTGACGGATAACGGGTCGGACACGATTACGTTTGGCGATATGTATTGGGGCGGTAAAAAGGTTAATTTCAATTCGACAAATCAATATGAGGTGGATAGTTTTACGGATGAGTCGACCGGGGCGGTTGATACTGCCGTTGCTGGAAAAATGCAGGTTTATTTTTACTCGAATGGCTCGAATTCGCCTGTAAATAGTTCACAGACGGCGATCCAGGTTATGCAAACGCCTGGACTGGTTTACGTTTGGGACGCGACAAAATTGATGACAAATTGTGCGTTTGCGATTGTGCATTTGTCGTACAACTCGGATGCTGGTACGACTGGACTGCAACAAACAAAATTTCAACTGACAAACTCTCGCACAAAACCAGGCGATTGTTTTTTGGACTATTTAACAAATGAGGTGTACGGGGCCGCATTGCCGTTGGCTCAAATCGACATCGCTAGTTTTACTGCTCTGAATACTTATTGCGATCAGTCGTTTGCGTATACGGATGCTAGTGGAAACCCGCAAACACAACCACGATTCCGATTCGATGGGCAAATATCACCGGCTCGTACTGTCATGCAAAATTTGCAGGATATGCAAAATTGCTGTGATTGTTTGCTGAGATACAACGAAATTCTGGGTAAATGGGGCGCGATTGTTCAGTCATCGACCTATACGGTTGCGATGGCGTTGGACGATAGCAATTTGGTGTCCTCGATTCAAATTTCACCGATTGACATTGCTGGTTCGTATAACGTGATCGAGGCAAAGTTCCCAAATTCTACGACTCAAGATACGTTCGACACTGCGACGTTTGACTTGGCAGAGATCGAACCGTCGTTGTTGTTTCCAAATGAACCTGTGAACAAGCAGTCGGCTTCGCTTGGCCTCGTAAATAATAGCGTTCGGGCGCAGTTAATCTCGATTCGAATGCTGAAGGCTTCGCGGGAAGATTTGCAGGTAATGGTAAATACAAACTTCACCGGCATCCAGTTAGAGGCTGGCGACATTGTGACGATCACAAACACCAATTACGGGTGGGTAGCAAAGCCGTTCCGCATTAACAAAATAATTGAGGAATTTGGCGAAGATGCCTCGGTCATTGCAAAATTGACACTGACTGAATTCAATCCGTCTGTGTATGACGATGCGGCGATTACGGAATTTCAGCCGTCCCCAAATACCGGCTTGGGCGATCCGACTGTGTTCGGTAGCGTACCGACTCCCACTATCGGGACGCAATATGCAAATGCCCCGATCCCGTTTTTTGAGTTGAACGTAACGGCTAGTTCGGCAGGTATTATTCAATACGCCGAGGTTTGGTATTCGGCGTTTAGCAATCCTACGACGCCGCAGTTGATTTTTGCCGGTACTACGGCAGTGCAATCTAATGGGACTCCGTATGCGCCTGGGGCTGTTTTGCCTGTGGTGAATTTGGCAAATATCCCGCAAGGCAACTGGTATTTTTTTACGCGAATGATTAACTCGCTCGGGGCTTCGCAGTACAGTCTTGCAAGTACCGTGTTTGCTTGGCGACCGATGACATTCCAGTACGCAGAGCGATGGCTGTCAATTAGATATGCCGATACAAGTACGGGTGGGGGATTCAGTACTGATCCGCGAAATAAAACGTACTTCGGCTTGCAAAACGTTTCTGTGGCTACTGGTAGCACAAACCCAGATGATTATGTTTGGTATCCTGCGACGTTTGGTACGGATTTTTATTTGCTGTTTGCTAATCGGCAAAACCGCAAGTTCAGTTTTGCTGTGGGCGGTGCTGGATTCAATAACCTGGGCGGTGCATTTGTGCCTAGCGAAACGACTGTGTATGACACATCGTTGTGGGCCGCTTTGGAGGACGGGTTAAATTACATCGACCTGGATCAGCGCACGGGGCAGTTGACGCAAGCGGGAACGACTTCAACCAGTTCGGCTGATGGTTTGCTGAGTGTGACTAATAATACAAACGGCTCAATGATCGTCGCTTTGGAAAGATTCTTAAATTTTGGCAGTGGTGTTTATAGTAAAAATTTTACTGCGGCGACTTTGACTGTGGACATTTATGGGCGCGTAGTTGGATTCAGTTCGCCAGATACGTTCTATTACACCGAAACTGTATTTTCAGCGACGGCGGGTCAAACGACATTTGCCGTGACCCATGTGGTTGGGCAAATTTTGGTGTTCCGCAATAGCGTATTGATGCCGACAAGCGAATACACGGAAACAAGTGCAAACTTTGTTTTTACAACCCCATGCGCGGCTGGCGAAATCATCGTGGTGATAAATATGCGAGCCGTTTCGACAAGCGATTATTATGAAATTCTGAATACAAGCATTGTCTCTGCTGGCTCAAACACGGTGACATATTATGTGGCTACGCCTCAACCAATCAATGCTGGCGATTTGCTTTGTTTTGCAAGTACGCAACCAGCATCGACTGACACGCCGACAACATATACGGTTGCATCGGTAAACACAACGACCAAAGTTATTACTTTTACTGGATCAATTTCAGGGGCAACTGCTGGATTTAATATCTATCGCAAGCGTTCTGCTGGTGCAAGTTATGTTCCTTTTACTAGATATTCTCAAAGCGTAAGTGGAATTAGCGAATTTACGCCGACAACGTTTTCTATTTTAAACGGCTTTGAAAGCGTGTATATCAATGGCGCACAAATTAACGAGGCTGATTACGACATTGCTGGAGGCTCGTTAAGTGGTTTTCCTGGTTTGGTGACTGGGGATATTGACATCATCATGTATGCGCCAAACAACTACAACGTACCGGCAAGCAATGTGACAAACACGACGGTGTATTCTGTCACTGGCGATTTGTCGTATGCTTTCCCGAATAACCCATTGTCGATGGAGGTGTACGCAAATGGCGCGTTACTAACAAAGGGTGCGGGTTATGACTACACGGCTACGACTGCGGGATACAACTTGACGGTTGCATTCCCAAATAACTTTACATTGCTCAATCAACAAACTTTCGCCCGAGATGGGGCGGCATAAGGGGAAAACATGACACAAGCGTATAACCTGTCGCAACTGGCGAATAACCTGGATTCATCTGGTCGGCTTGATGCGACCGATGGTTTGGTCAATGCGGTTCCTATTGCTAACGGCGGGACTGGTGCGGCAAACGCAACGTCGGCTCGAAGCAATTTGGGCTTGGGTAGTTTGGCAACGCTTAACACGATTGACAACGGCAATTGGTCTGGTACTGATTTGAGTGTGTCAAATGGTGGTACTGGAGTATCGTCGTTAAGTGGACTCGTTTACGGAAATGGAACGTCAGTAATGACAGCGGCAACTGCGGCGCAAATTGTCTCAGCGATTGGTTCTACGGCTGTCGCAAATGCAACCAATGCTGTCAATGCACAATATGCTGATTCGTTGTCTGGAATTGGCGCAAATCAAACTGTCAAGGCATGGATTGTTTTCTCGTCTGCGTCAAATATTCCGACGATTATTAACTCGTACAACATTAGTTCAATCATTTCGTCTGTTTTGGTAGGACAAAACGGTATTTTTACAATTACATTTTCAAGTGCTTTGCCGAGTTCAAATTATGTAATGGCTGGTAGTATGACTGTTAAATATCAAGACTTCACATATTTTGGTCTGCCTTCGTTTACTTCGACAAGTTATTACGGTGCGCCGCAATTAAAAACCACAACTCAGGTTCAGGTCACGATGGGTGGTTATGGTGGCGCATTGGCGAATTTTTCCTATGGCACAATTTTGTGGATATGTTGATTGATGCCTTCGGGCATTTGTGGCAAAATTTATAAAAAGACAAGATACCATCCGAACCCTGCAAGTGTGTAGGGAACGTCACAACCCGAGGGAGGGGAATCTATGGCAGTCTTTAACAAAAATACACTGTATCAGGTGTCGGGGTTTGATAACCCCATCATTGCTGGCGAATTGGTTTATCAGCAAAAAACGTATTGGAATTTAACGTTCACCAACTCTGGTGCAATTCCTGTCGATTTGACTGGCGCAACGATTGATGCTCAGATTGTTCGCCGCCTTTTGTCAAACATTACGGATACCCGCAACGGGCTGACCTTTGACATTACCGATTATGTCCCTGCGCCTACGCCGGTTCCGCTGACGATTACAAACCGAGATGACCCGACTGGATCGTTTACCCTAGTAATCGACCAAGATTCTTGGGACATTATTGCTGGCGATCCTGAATTGGACATTTCGGCTCAAAATCCTGTGGGATTTTCTGGTCGAATCAAAATTGGTTTCCCGTCTTTTGGCGGAACGCCTGAAGATGATGCGATCATCTTTTTGCTGTTCTTAGTTCGCTCTGATGGTGTCGTGAACACTGCGGCATCTGTGTAAGGGGCGAAAAATGGCAAATTTAAATGTCACGGTTGTCGATGGCAACAACATCAATGTCCAAGTAACTCCGACGCCAGATCAAGTTATTAACATCGATCGCGGTGTTGCTGGCAATGGTGTTTCAAGCATTGAGGTAGTTAACGAGGGCGACTACGCTTATCTGCAAATCAATTACACGGACGGCACAATCGAAACGGTTGGCCCAGTTGGTGTTAGCAGTGAAATCCTAATAAATATCGATGACAACATGGTCAGCATCGTTGCGGTTGCTGACGACCTGACTGTTATCAACACGGTTTATGACAATTTGGCCGCAATCAATGATGTAGAGGCAAATATGGCCGCGATCATTGCGGCTCCGACTGCGGCATCTGAAGCGGCGGCTAGTGCGGCGGCGGCATTGACCAGTGAAACAAATGCGGCTTCATCTGCCGCTGATGCTCTGGCGTCTGAAACTGCGGCGGCAAATTCCGCCACATCTGCCGAAAACTCTGCATCGAATGCCGCTTTGTCTGCGACTGATGCCGATAACAGTGCTGACATTGCCGCGACTCAGGCAAACAATGCCGCGACGTCTGCTGGTGATGCCGCAACGTCTGCCGCAAATGCGTTGGCGTCTGAAATGGCGGCGGCTACGTCTGAGTCAAATGCGGCTACGTCTGCGGCTAATGCTTTGGCATCTGAAAATGCGGCGGCGGCTTCAGCGGCTGATGCACTTGCATCTGAGACTGCGGCGGCGGCATCTGCGGCGGCGGCTTTGGTTTCGGAAACAAATACGCAAACCCTGTTCGACAATTTTGATGAGCGTTACCTGGGCGCGTTTAACTCCGATCCGGCAACGGATAACCAGGGCGACCCGCTGATTGTGGGCGCGTTGTATTGGAATACAGTCAACAATGTGATGCGTACCTATACGGGTACGGCGTGGATTACCGCATACGTTCCGTCTACAAATTTTGTTGCCAAGTCACCAACGGCAACGGATAACGCTGTTGTTCGTTTTGATGGCACGACCGGCTACACGATTCAAAATTCTGGCGTCATTGTTGATGATAGCAATAACGTTGCTGGAAATAGTTTCACTGGCGCGTATGTACAGATTGACACGGCGGCTACTGAAACACCGGCAGTTGGCAAGATGGTTTGGGATGCCGCGCAGGGAACGATTGCGTTTAATGCTTTGAATGATGGCGTTGTGCGTATCGGTCAATCGTTGCTGGCTTATGTCACTAATGCTGATTCGGTCACTATCCAAAAGGGGCAAGCCGTTTATTTGTTTGGGGCGCAGGGTGATCGTGCGACTGTAAAGTTGGCATCGAACAATGGCGATTCGACGTCTGCAAAAACATTGGGGCTGGCAAACCAATCAATTGCGCCTAATGCTACTGGCTTCATCATGTGCCAGGGCGTTATCGGCGGCTTAAATTTGTCTGGATTCACTGCTGGTGATTCTTTGTATTTGGGATCAACTCCCGGATCAATTACAAACATCAAACAATACGCCCCCAACCATTTGGTCTATATTGGCGTGGTTGAGCGTGCAAATGCTGGCAATGGGCAAATTTATTTGCGCGTGCAAAACGGATACGAGTTGGACGAATTGCATAATGTGTCGGCTCAAAGTCCGACCAATGGACAAACGCTTGTCTACAACTCTGTTAGCGCACTTTGGGAAAAGTCAAACGCGCCTGTTTTGAGTTCGGCAACTGGATTGCCGTTGGAAACTGGCGTCACCGGCGTGTTGGCTGTTGTACATGGTGGCACTGGGGCAAACAATGCTCCCGATGCTCGAACAAATCTGGGTTTGGGTAGCGCGGCTGTTTTAAATGCTGGCGTTGCTGATGGCGTTGCCACGTTGGACGGTAGCGGCACTGTGCCGCTGTCGCAAATCCCCGCATCCTTGCAAGGCGCATTGAGTTATCAAGGCACATGGAACGCATCAACTAATACGCCGACTATTACATCAAGTGTTGGCTCAAAGGGTTATTACTACGTGGTGAGTGTTTCAGGTAACACCACTATCAACGGTGTTTCCAACTGGGTCACTGGCGACTGGATCGTTTTCAACGGCTCTGTTTGGGAAAAGATAGATAACACCGATGCCGTCACTTCAGTAAACGGGCATACAGGCACTGTGGTGCTTGGATATACCGACGTTGGTGCTCCGTCTACAAGCGGAACAAACGCGACTGGAACGTGGGCGATTGATATTTCAGGCAATGCGGCAACGGCTGATTTGGCTGACGTAGCAACGGATTTGAATATCAATGGATTGACTCCCGAAACGGCAATTCAATCTAGCGACTATTTGGTCGTGTATGACGTTTCGGCTGGTGCTAATCGCAAGGCAACGATCAGCGATGCGGCGATTGTTGGGCCGACCGGACCTACGGGAGCAACTGGGCCTGTGGGCGCGACTGGCCCCGTGGGTCCAACTGGCGCAACCGGCCCTGCGGCAACGATTGCTGTTGGTACGACTACGACTGGTGCGCCTGGAACAACGGCAAGCGTTACAAATTCTGGAACGTCTGGTGCGGCTGTTTTTGACTTCACAATACCGCGAGGTGATGTTGGGGTTACTGGGCCAACTGGCCCGACTGGGCCGACTGGAGCAACAGGCAGTCCTGGACCGACTGGGCCAACCGGACCTGTGGGGCCAACTGGAACAGCGGCAACAGTATCTGTCGGAACAACCTCAACGCTAACCGCTGGTTCACCTGCGACTGTCACAAATAGCGGTACTTCATCTGCGGCTGTTTTTAATTTTGGAATTCCCAATGGGCCAACTGGTGCGACTGGCCCGACTGGAGCAACTGGGCCAACGGGTAGTCCTGGGCCGACCGGCCCTACTGGGTTGACTGGTAGTCCTGGCCCTACTGGGCCAACTGGGCCAACCGGACCTAGTGGCCCACCTGGGCCAACTGGGCCAACTGGACCGACTGGACTTGGATATGCCGGGCTGACATCAACCACATCAATTTCTATTGGGCTTTCATCAAAGACTTTTACGGTTAATCAAGCGCAAGGCACAAACGCTTTTGTTGTTGGTCAATATGTTCGTGCCTTTGGCGCGACAACAACCAACTTTATAGCCGGTCGAATTACGGCTTACACCGGAACGTCATTGACAATAAGCCCGGATTACACTGGTGGCTCTGGTACATTTGCATCTTGGACAATTACGGATACTGGTTCGCAAGGCGCTACCGGACCCACCGGACCCACCGGAAGTGCCGGACCCACTGGCAGTCCTGGCCCAACCGGCCCCACCGGCGCAACCGGCCCCACCGGACCTGTTGGCCCACCTGGACCGACTGGGCCGTCAGGCGCAACTGTTGTTCGTGCTTGGGTAAATTTATCTACATCGTCAAATAGTCCATCGATCAAGGCTCAATCAAATGTGAGTTCGTTGACCTATACGGGAACTTATGCCGGTAACTATAACGTCAACTTTACAAGTGCAATGCCAAGTGCAAACTATGCGATGTCAAGTCAATTAACGCAACAATACAACAGCACAGCACTTTTTGGTGTGTGTTCTGTCGCTTCAAATACTGGGATGGGAACACCAATCACAAAATCGACGACTCAGATTCAAATTGTGATGGCTGGATATGGAGGCGCATTTGCAACAGTTGGTGACGTAAGCATGATTTTCGTTGGGGGCTAATATGAATCAGGTAATTATTTACACAAACGAAATTGGTGGTGTTGCTGTTTGTTTTCCAACTGGCGAATTACCTATTGAAGTTGTGCAACAAAGAGACATTCCAAAAGGCGTTGAAAGTTTTATTGTCACAAAAGATTCATTGCCGCCGTGCTTTGATTACGCAATGGCATGGGAACAATCTAATGGTGTCGTGACTGTCAATATTGCAAAAGCAAGAGAGGTCGCAAAAGAAAAATTGCGATTCGACCGCAAAGAATTGTTTACGTCTTTGGACATTGCGTTTCAACGCGCAATGGAGACTGGCGCAGACACATCTGCAATCGTTGCTGAAAAACAAAGATTGCGAGACATTACCAATTTGCCCGATTCTTGTAACACGATTGAAGAATTACGCGCATTGTCGGTTTGATTTTGAAAGAAAAGATATGACACAACATCTGCCAATTTGGTATCTGGGCAAACTTGATTCGGAAACCTGCGATCAAGCAAAAAATGATTTGCTGAAATTTCCATTTCACGATGCCGCAATGGGAGTTAATGGCGAAGTAAAGCAAGAATCGCAACGAAAAACAAACGTGGTGTTTGCTCCGTTTGATTTTTGGCTCGGTAAGGAAATGGAAAAAATTGCAATTGAGGGCAACTCGGTTTGCAAATGGAACTATGACATTCCGAGTCGTGAAGCGATTCAGTTTGCTGAGTACAAACCAGGACAGCATTACGATTGGCACGTTGATTATTTCCCGCTGGCTGGCGGGGAAACGGATCGCAAAGTGTCTGCGGTTTGTTTATTGAATGATCCTAACGAGTTCGATGGCGGGATTTTTCAAATGCGTTTATATTCTGAGTTCACTGCGCCGCTTGAAAAGGGAACGATTATTGCGTTTCCGTCTATTTTGGAACATCGGGTTACGCCGGTGACGAGTGGCGTTCGTTATTCTGCAACAATGTGGTTTCACGGGCCGAGGTTTAGATGATGGCAACGATTAACGAAACGGAAGCAAGGCTTAATTCGCACGAGGCTGTATGCGCGATGCGGTACGAACAAATCAATGCGCGGCTAAAAAGGCTCGAAACTGTATTGATTAAAACGGCTGGTGCGATGATCGTTGGCATGGCTGGATTGTTGGCGGCTATTTTGTTTCATTTCCCAAAATGAGCGATGGACCCGATCACAGCGTTTGCAATGGTGCAGACCGCCATTGCGGGTGTTCGCAAACTGTGCGCTGTGGTCAGGGAGGCTCAAGAGGCCGGTAAGGAAGTCGCTGACTTGACGGGGCAAGTGACTGGTTACGTCAGCAAGGTTTTGGAGGGTCAAGACAAACTGCAAAAGGCCGAGCAGGAAATCCGGTCAAACCCGCCAAAGGGTAAGAGTTTGCAGGTATTGGCGTTCGAGGAAGTCTCGCGCAAAATGGAGTTGAAAAAGCAGTACGCCGAACTGCGAAATATGATTGTTTACGAACTGGGGTTGCCTGGAGGGTTCTGGGCTGACTTCGAGGAAACACTACAACGAATGGAGCAAGAGGATCGGGAAGCGAAAGAGCAGGCAGAATTGCAAAGGATTCAGTCGGAATGGCAACGCAAAAAAACACACGACGACCGACTGGTGTTGCTGGCTCAAATTCTTACGGTCCTGCTCGGAGTCGGGTATCTGCTGGCACTGATGTGGGCGATCAGCCTGCATCGGGCGAATCGATTGTGGTTGCCGTGGGCCTGATCGTTTGCATGATTTGCATTGCTGGCTTTATGACGCTCACTGGATTTTTGTATGCTGATTTGCAATCGGCTCGGGGCAAAAATAAGATAATAGAACGAAAGATTCAGGCGGTGATTGAGCGATGCGATCGTGAGTGAATGGGGGTGCGTATGGACTGGTTAAAACAACTTGCGCCGACGGCGGCTACGTTGCTAGGTGGCCCACTGGCGGGTATGGCTGTGGACGCTATCGGCAAGGCTCTCGGTATGTCGGATGCGACAAAAGAGCAGGTCAAGGATGTTTTGACGTCTGGGACGGTGACGGGTGAGCAAATGGCGGTGTTAAAGCAGGTCGAGGCTGACTTGAAACTGCGCCTCAAAGAGTTGGACGTCGACCTGGAAAAAATACAGGCCGCAGATCGTGATTCGGCTCGTAATCGTGAGATAAAAACTGGCGACAGTTGGACGCCAAGGGTCATCGCCCTGGTGGTGTTTATTGTTTGGGGTGCTGTGAATTGGAAATTGTTCAACGGCACGATCAGTGGCGATATGCGTGAATTGGTGGCAAGGGCTTTGGGTACGCTCGATGCGACTTTGATGGCCGTCATATATTATTATTTCGGCTCGTCTGCTGGCAGTAAGGATAAAACGGAAGCGATGGCAAGCAAATGAATTTAAGCGACCATTTCACCCTGGAAGAATTAACGCATACCGATCATCGGGAGTTGGATAACACGCCGAATGATTTGGAAATTGAAAACCTTAAACGGTTGGCTCACTTTTTGGAGGCGATCAAGCAGGTGCTTGGTGGCAAACCGATTATGGTTAATTCTGCGTTCCGAAGCGAGGCCGTAAATACCGCCGTTGGAAGCAAAAATACCAGTCAGCATAGGGTAGGGTGCGCCGCTGACATTCGTGTTCCTGGAATGACGCCTGACGAAGTGGTGAAGGCTGTGATGCGTTCGGGGCTGGAATACGATCAGATCATTCGTGAATTTGATCGCTGGACTCACGTTAGCATCCCGAATATTCAGGGGACGCCTGCTCGCCGACAGGCTTTGATTATCGATAAGTCTGGGACTCGTCCGTACGCTTGAGCAAGTGCTCGGTTAAATCGCGCAGATATTCTTGCGTGACCTCGTAGCGTTTAACAAAACCTTTGTTTCCGAGGCCGTGTACACCCGTGTTGCCTCGGTGATGTTCAGGACACAGCCCAATGACGGGTGCGTTGTCACGTTTGCCGCCAAGACGTCGAATGTGGTGAATTTCGCAGGGCGTCCCTGGGTGTCCAAGGTAATAGCATAAGATGCAACCCAGATCGGCGACTGCTTCATAATGTTTTTTTGTAGAGATATTCATCAAATGGTCGAAGCGAGGATTGTGGCAGAGAATAAAAAGGACCGTTACCTACGTCACGAATGTTATCGTCCTGAAGGAATGTCTCTCGGTCTATCCAGCCCACGAGCCGAACGTGAGTTGGCCGAATTTCGGTTAAGACAAAAACGTCAACGGGCTTTCCACCAGACCATCCAACGGCGTTAAGGTTTCCCCCAGGTTGCTTGGTAGATTTGACGTCTATCAGGTTGCCTTTTTTGCTGACGAGATCCGCGCCGAACTTGCGATATTCGCAGTTTATGTCAAAGAATAGGCCGAGGGCTTTGGCGACTGCGTATTCGGTAATAACCCCGTCAATGGACATTTGCATCGAATCTAGGCTTTGATCCTGGCGACGTTCTGTGCCGTGTTTGCTTGTCTCTTTGTGCCTGAGTTGCCCAATAAAGTGGCAGATTGCGTACTCGGATGGCGTGATGGGCTGGTCAAGAAAACGACGATTGTGATCGATCATTGCGTGGCTTTCCCTTCGGCTCTGGCTGATGATTCGAGACTGCGCCAGACTTCGATTTTTGCTTCGGCGGCGACCATGAGAATCCGCATTGTTTCGTAGTCGGCAACTGCGTCTGATAACTCTTCGAGGTGGGCTTTGTAGTCTGGGTGCGAATAGGCAAACGTCTCTTTGGCAGACTCTGTTTTTTCTGACGACTGCGCCATCAGCATCGCTTTGATGGTTTTGCGCTTTTCGGTCATGTAAACCATGCGGCCTTTGAGTACGCCTAATTTTTTGGCATTGTCTCGTATGAAATCAAGTGCCTGAAATGGCGAAATATCGTGTTCTGTCATTTTTTGCCTTTTAGAGTAAATCCGGTGCGGTTTTTTAGTTCGGCGCAGGTGATGCAACGCCACATTTTTCTGCCATCGCTGGTACGAACCTGGGTGTCGGCTTCGCGTATTCGACAGACTTGGCAAAATGGTTTTTTTGTTGTCATTTGTTCGTTTTGTTTGTTAGCAATAATTCTTTTTTTCCAACCTGTCATGTGTTCTTTCCTTTAATTTGATAATCTTTAAATACAGTCCCTTTGGTTGCATCACCCTTCCAGCATTCGTTTACCCACCCACGTTTGCCTGATTTGTAGGTGCGCCAATGTCCACGTACTTGATGCCGGCGTGGGCTGGCGTGTGTGCCGCCTTGATAGTCATTTTTTAATTTTGGGGGTTCTATTTCTACTGTGTGCCAATCAAAAGATATTGCTGATTTGCCTTTTAATTGTCGTTTTTGATTTATAAAAGTGCGCTTTGGAGTAGGGCAGTAACCCTGGGAATGTTTAGCAAGTTTTATCAATACGGCGAGCACCATTCGGTGGACTGGTTTTACATCTTCAAGACTAATTTGTTCGTTTTTTTGATAAATTCGAAACCCATCGCTGGTAGAAACATAGGCATAGGGCGTAAAGTATTTGCCGCCATGCCACATAGAACAACCGCCGACTGTTACAGAATCGTTGGCTTTGGTTAGCCATAGGGCAAAATCTTTTCCCTGCGTATCTAAACCAACAATTCCGGTTCTTTTTGATGGCAAGTTCATTAAAAATTCGGCTGGCACTTTAGTGTCTAATGCAGACTCCATTTGTCCAACATCAAACCATAGTGCTGTTTCTGGTTCTGGAGCAAACTTTACCGCTTTGCAAACTAATGGCGTCATATCGGTGCGTCCTCAACTTGGTTAAGTTTTTGCAGTTCGTATTCTTTGATTTGCTTGCGTGTCCAGGGCACTGCACCTGTGGCTGGTGGAAAAGGCCAATTCGCAATTTGCTTTTGTTTTTTGGGTTTGCGTGTTCGTGTGGTGTCGTATGTTTTCATAGTCATAGTTCCTGAATTGTGATGCGGTAGGCTTTGCCTTGCATATCAAGTACGTCTATGGTTTTCATGGTGCTGGCAAATTCGTCATTTGCGCCGAGGTGAAATTGAATTCGCCCGACCTCGTTAAGTATTTGCTCGCTATCGTTTGTGAGCAAATTTTTCTGGATCAGGTGGGCTATATAGTCGCAATACGCTAGTTTGATTGTTTTCACTTTTTTGCCTTTAGGTTAAGAGTTGCGAAAATTTCACAAATGCGCTGGCGGTTCTGGTCGAGTTCTGCCTGCGTCCATTTGCGCTCGATCGCTTGCATTGGTGGTGGCCGATATGACTGTCTAAGCATCTGCACAAACTGCGGAAGGGTGGGAGGCTCTGTCGGGAGGTTTTCCAGCACCTGCCGAATGGTGTCTGGTGAGTCGTGCCAGCCGCCTAGTTTTTCTGCCCAGTGGTTCATGGCGTTGACGATGCCTGCGTCATTGCCGTCTGGGAGAATCTGGCCTGTTTTCCACATATTGAGGAATCTCGACCCGTAGTTGCCTTGCATGGTGGCAAAGATGCGTTGCACCCAGTTATCGGGTAATCGCCGGGACTGATTCGATGATGGTTGGATCATTGGTCAAATTCCTTTCGTCTCCGAAGATGGCTCGAGCCGCCGCCAGATTGCGCTCAGGGAAGGCGTTTGCAGTTTTCTGGGGTCTGGATACCCATTCGGCATGAAAACCTTGCCAGCCCCTGGCCGCGCACTGCTCGATGGCTTGTTGCAAAGTCCAGTTGACAATGCTGGCCTGTTTTTTGATCGCTTGGAGAACTGTCTCGGTCACTGGCCCTGCTCGCTTGGCTTTCCTGACTTGCAACCAGTCGTCCCAAATCAAGGGGTCAACGTCTATGGGACAAGAAACAGCGGAACGCTGTTTTTTCTTTGGTTCTTGGTTCTTGGTTATTGGTTCTTGGTTTATGGTTGGTAATGGGGTGGCATTGGAAGTCTTGTTCCACCGCTTTGCCGCCCCACGCTTGCCTGCGTCCTGCTGTTCGTGAAACTTGGCGATTTCCTGGTCTGCTCTGCTGTTGCGAAAAAGGTCTCCATCTCGTTCAAACATATCGTGCAGGACTGTCTCAACCGTGTCTGGTGGGGTGCGTATTCGCCTGGAAATTTTCTCAATGTCCGACATGGCAATGGGTTGCTCTGTGTCATAGTACCAGTCCAACAAACGCCGGTAAGTCAAGTCCTGGTCGTTGGTCAGGTGGGCTGTTGCGGCCCGGTAATCCCCGATGTGAAATTGGTAATAGTGCATGATTTCCTTTCGTTTTGTGAGTTAAGGGGCAGAAGTATTATATACATCACTTCACGAAACAGGGGAATCTATTACAACCCGGCACTCGCCGCCTTTTTTTTGCTCTCTGCGGACGATAAGCAGGCGATCAACTTGCCCGTCATCTTTGAACACGCCAGCCTGGGTAAGTGCATCCAACAAAGGTTTGGCAATGTTGTCTATGTCACGAACTCGCTTGTCTGGTGGGTGCAAAAAAACGATCAAATTGATCCTGGCATCGCCAAGGCCAGGATGTTCTGAAAGGATAAAAGTTGCTTCGACTTCGGCTTTGAATTCACGCGCTCGCTTGGTGAGGAATCGTTGCGAACCTTTGAAACCCCAGTACGTATTGACGCTGGGGGGATAAGGCAAAGTTAAATTTAGCACTTGTCATACTCCGGTGGGATGTGTTTATAATACTTCACCACGATCATTGTGGCCATTACGAAAGGGTGTAATCATGACAAGATTTGGTAGAGCGTACGACGATTGGCTGGAGGCTTCGTATCAGGAGCAGGCCGACAAAGATGCGGCGATCGACGAGATTGCAAGCGAACTGATGCAGGACGAGTACAACCCCCAGGACGTCGATGTGTTCCTGGCGGCGATTGACGATGCTTGCCTGTATTCCATTCGAGAAAAACTCAAAACGATTTTGTCTGAGGGGCAAGGTTACTTGGCCCTGGGCGAAGCAATTTGGGATGCTGTGCACGACCACGAGTTGCGTGCGGCTAACGCTTTGGCGGCAGAGCGATACAACGCTGGCCTGCGAAGTGACTTTGACGAACCGTATTAAACATTCAAAAGGACTTTCACACATGAAAAATTTCAACGACTTGCGGCTTATTAACGTCAATGAGCATGCAGAAAAAAAGGACGGGTTAACGTACCTGTCGTGGGCGTGGGCATGGGATGTGTTCAAACAGCATTGCCCGGAAGCGCAATACGAAGTGATCAAATCAGTGGCTGGTTTGCCTTATTTCGAAAGTGCAGCAGGTGCGATGGTTTACACCAAAGTGACTGCAATGGGGCAGACGCACGAAATGTGGTTGCCTGTTATGGACGGCAAAAACAAGGCTATGAAATCGGCCCCGTATACGTACACGGTGCGTGATTACAAAACGAAACAGATGGTGGAAAAAACTGTCGAAGCGTACACGATGTTTGACGTTAACAAAACGCTCATGCGTTGTTTGGTGAAAAATCTTGCGATGTTTGGCCTGGGGCTGTATATCTACGCTGGCGAAGATTTGCCAACCGAGGGCGAACCCGAGCCGATTGATTTGGTTCCGTTGCTGGCAAAAATTGATCAGGCGTTAACGCTGGACGAGTTGCGTATGGTCTATGTGGCCGCCGTGAAAGAGGTGCGCGGCGATCAGCCTTCGATGAGGGCTTTAGAGTCTGCAAAGGATGAGCGTAAAAAAGCAATTCAGGACTCTGCAAAAACGGAAGGGGCGCAAGATGGCGAGACAAATTAAGGGCTGGAGGTGGTTCACCTCGTCGTTGTCTGTGGGCGTCGTGATGGTAGAGGATGAGTACGACGGCCTGCTGTATTACATTGGCCCATCAAACAACAACGATGAAGTCAAGGACGTGGAATGGATTGCGTCGTGGGGCGCAAAATTTCCGAAATCGGCTGGCGATGTTCTTTTTGGGGTTCAAAAATGAATCAGCCATTCATTCATGTAGAACAGGGCACACCGGAGTGGAAAGCGGCTCGAATGGGTCATGTGACTGCTAGCGGCATCGCTAACGTGATGGCAAAAGGCAAGGACAAATCCGAGGCTGTGACTCGTTACAAATACAAGGTCCAGATAGTGGCCGAGCGTATGACTGGCGTAGCGGCTGAGTCGTATGCGAGTGCGGCTATGGAATGGGGTGTCGAGCAAGAGCAATATGCGGTAATTGCATACGAGGCTGTGCTCGCTACTTTGGTGGACAAGACTGGGTTTTGGCTACACCCCGAAATTAAATGGCTGGGCGTGTCACCTGACCGCTTGGTCGACACCGATGGGCTGGTCGAGGTGAAGTGTCCGAACACGACTACGCACCTCGGGTATCTGTTCGAGAATCGAATCCCGCCTGAGTATTACAAGCAGATTCAATGTCAACTGTGGGTGACGGGTCGTCAGTGGTGCGACTTCGTTTCCTACGATCCCCGACTGCCCAAGCGTAATCAGTTGCTGATTGTGCGGACAGGCCGCGATGAAAAACTCATTGCGGAAATGCGTACCGAGGTCGAAAAATTCCTGGCCGAAGTCGAATCGTTAATCATCAAGTTGGAGTCGTAATCATGGAAGAAAACCCGATAACTGAAAGCATTAAGCATTTGCAACATTGTGGCTGGACGAAGGACGAAGCAAGGAATTTGCTCAAGGCTTTGTATAGCGATGATGCGGAGCAACTATGGGAGTTCGCCCCAGAGTGGATCGAAATGGTCGGTGAAGCAAAAATGCAAATTGCAATGTATGAGGTCGTTGCAAAGGGGCTGGCGAATGTAACTAAGCGCGATGGCGAATGGTTCTATGCGCTGTCAAAAACTGGTGTCGAAGTTGGTAAGCAATTAGAGGAAGGGCAAGAAAATGGCGGTCAATAAATTTATCGGTATCGGAAACCTGGGACGCGACGTAGAGTTGCGGTTCATGCCTGACGGCAAGGCTGTGGCGAATTTCAGTATCGCTATTTCTGAAAAATACAAAGACAAATCGACTGGTGAGCAAAAAGAGGTCACCGAGTGGGTCAACGTGGCTTTGTTTGGGCGGCTGGCTGAGATCGCTGGCGAGTACCTGGGCAAAGGATCAAAGGTCTACATTGAGGGCAAACTCAAGACGGAAAAATACACGAAGGACGGCATCGATCGGTACTCGACCAAAATCATTGGCGAAAAAATGGATATGCTGACCTCAAAAGGGGAGAGCAAACCGAGCCGTGCCGAAGGTGCTCAAGCCGCCCAGGAAAAAGCGAAGGCAAATCCAGAAGGGTTTGACGATATGGACGACGACATTCCGTTCTAAGGGGCTGATATGGCACACATCGTTGGATTGTTCTGCATAGGGGCGTGGCTGACTCACATATTTACCTGTTTCGCTACTGCCGCCTGGGGGTTCCTGCTGGCTGGGGCGGTGTTTTTCCCGATAGGGATATTGCACGGGTTTTACCTGTGGTTCACCTAGAATGACGGGATTGCAGTAGCCATGCAAGTTCGCCCTGGGTTCGCGCCTGGGGCTTTTTTTTGCCTGCGTATTGACCCGTCAGTCATAAATAGTTGCAAAAATTTGCGAAATAGTTTGTAACGAACCGAAATCCGTGGTGTAATACTTCTATGGCGATGTTGCCATATTTTGAAAACGGAGCAATCATGAAAAAGCAATCAAACATTTTGGGCCTGTTCGTAGTGGTGTCTGCGGCAGACGACGCTACTGTGTATCAGGTGATGGAAAAGCACGAACACGCACCTGTGTATCTGTTGGCGTACAAAACGCCGATCGGCATGGTGTCTGGTGGCTGGATGGATATTCATTACATGAAAGCCGCCACGCCTGCACAAATCCAGGCCGCTGGCTATTGATTAACCCCGGGGGCTTCGGCCCCTGCTTTTAACGGAGTAAACATGAGAAAAGAATTCACACGACACGGCGGGGCTTTTGATCGTGGCTCTGCGGACAAGTATTACGGGCGTTCATTCGATCCGCATTACTTTGTGGGGGCTACGTATGAGTCAGAAAAAATCGTCGTTCTGACCGACGAGGAAGTGGCCGCGTATCGCCTGGGCTATGACAGCACGACTAATCAAAAGGACTGGGGGCGTTGATCATGAAAAAAATCCTGGCCTCAATAGCAATGTTTTTGTTCACTGGTTTGCTGGGCGTGTTTTTCGCGTTCATGCTGTTGGAGTGGGCGGCTGGCTGTGGCGAAACGTATGTGGACTCTAAAGGGGTCCGTCATGCAAACGAATGTATTTTTTTGAGCAAGTAAACGAAACGAAAGGAAACGAAAAAATGGCACACGAACTTACGATCCGCGAAGATGGTTTCACCGAAATGGCGTTTGTTGGCAAGACGCCCTGGCATGGCTTGGGGCAAGAGTTGACGCAAGGCGCAACGATTGATGAATGGCGCAAGGCCGCTGGCATGGACTGGTCTATCAAATCCAGCCCTGCTCGGTTTACGTCCTGTCAGGGTAACGATCAATTTTTCCCTGGTCAAAATGTTTTGCACCGCAGTGACAATGGCCTGCCGCTGTCGATTGTGTCGGATAGGTACAAACCCGTACAGCCACGCGAAGTGCTGGATTTTTTCAAGGACTTGGTAGAGGAAGCAGGGTTCAGGTTGCACACTGCTGGCACGTTGTTTGGCGGCAAACGGCTGTGGGCACTGGCTGAGACTGGTCGATTCGGTGAAATCACGGCAGGCGACGGTGTGGGTGGTTTCCTGCTGTTGTCTACGTCTGCCGATAGGACGCTGGCTACGACGGCTCGTTTTACGACTGTGCGGGTGGTTTGTAACAATACTTTGAGCATGGCGACTAAGGACAGCACGAATTGCGTGTCGTTTACTCATGCGCGAGTGTTCGATCATGACCTGATGAAAGCAAAACTCGGCAAGGCTGTGGCCTCGTTCGATGGATTCATGCTGATGGCTAAACACCTGCAAAAGCAACGAATCGCTGAGAGTGCGGCAAAGGACTTTGTGCGCCAAATCGTGCTGACTGCCGATCAACTGAATGACGACTACAACTACGAGAAAAACCGCCCGTTCGCCAAAATCATGGACTTATTCCGTGGCGCGGCGAAAGGGGCCGATATTGTTGGCGATACGAAATGGGGTTTGCTCAATGCCGTGACCGAGTATTACGATCATCACAGCCCTGCTCACACTGCTGATGCCCGACTCAATACTGCGTGGTTCGGCACGGGTGATGCGGCAAAGGCAAAAGCGGTCGACCTGCTGATGGCGTAAGGGGATTGGCATGACCAGAGATGACATTATCCGCATGGCGCGGGAGGCTGGGCTACCGGCTTTTCTTTATCCTCAATTGATTGCGGAAACGGACTGGAAACTAATTGAACGCTTTGCCGCCCTTGTCGCCGCCGCAGAACGCGAGGCGTGTGCGAAGGTTGTGGATACCGCCAAAGCAGACGAAGCAGATTGGGACAGCAACGATTGGAATCAGGCCGTTGAGTTCTGCGCCGCACGAATTCGAGCAAGGGGACAAGCATGAACATGATTACAGTGGATCAAGAAACACTAAAGAGAATGATTGCTCAGGCTGTTGAGGCCGAGCGTGAAGCGTGTGCAAAGGTGTGTGAAAAGATTGTTGATCGTCCTGCTGGCTACAACGGTCAATGGGAAGGCTACGGCAATACCAAGACGCACATGACTGGATATGAATGCGCCGCCGCCATCCGAGCAAGGGGACAAGCATGATGTGCGAACACTGTGGATACCGCCGAGCGATGCGTGGATTGATCGTTTGCCGCAAATGTTTCCGCGAATTTGGAGGCGACAACGCGATGGCTTGACGATAGTAATAATTCCCGAGTATCATCCCCCGGTGTATTACATACCCGGGGGTTTTTTTATGGCAAATGCGGTACGAAAAGTGCGAGAGGTTTTTCGTGCGGCTCAATGTCCGTTGACTTTGTTGGAAATTCGAGAGGCGATGCCCGAGTTGAAGCAAAGTCAAATCTCGATGGCTTTGTGTTACTTTAGGCGTCAGCGATATGTGACTCGTGAGCCGGTTAAAAACGAAAATACAAAAGGCCGGCGAACGGTCTGGATGTATACGTTTTATGAGACCAGACTGCCTGCTGATGCCTGAGTGCGAAACGTGCCTAGAAGCGGCAAAAAACCCGATATATGGTGGGTATCACATGAAGTGCTACGGATGCCGCGATCGGTTGCTGATGAACGAGCCGTGTAAACTTTATCGTCAGATTTTGGCGAAGATGCTGGAAAAATACGGGGGCGATGTGCCTGACTGGAAACGTGAACCCAGTTGCGGTTGTAAACTGTCGTGCAAACGCCGACAATACGTTCGTCAGGGTGAAATCGATCAAAAAATGGTGCGTTATGCCTATAAGTAAAAAATCCGACGGGTGGTATTGGGGTGGCAAAGGGCCGTTTGCGACAAAGCAAAAAGCAATCGATGTGGGCCGTGCCGCCCATGCGTCTGGTTACAAGGGAGAATCCGAAATGTTGGATATAAACGCAACGGCTCAATTTGTGGGGACGATGTTGCATTCTGCGACCCTGGCTCACTTTAAGCATTTCCAGGTCGAGGGCGTGGGGTCTGATGCCGCGCACCGTGCGTTGTCGGACTATTACGAAAACATCCCCGACTTAGTGGATATCGTGACCGAATCCATCCAGGGTGCATACGAGGAATTGGTGGGGCCGTACCCATCAGCCTTTGGTAATGTGGATCGTGAACCGCTGGACTACATTCGTGGTCTGCGTGACTATGTGCGTCAAGAGCGTAAAAAACTGCCGCAAGACTCTGAAATACAAAACGAAATTGACGGCATAGCGACGTTACTTAACCGGACGGTATACCGACTTAAATTCCTGAAATAAAACGAAGGGCGACACGAAATGACACGAATGCAGGTGGTTTACAAAAATGTCGAGACTCTGAACCCCTACGGAAATAACAGCCGTACACATTCGGAAGATCAAATCGACCAAATCGTTGCGAGTATTAACGAATTCGGGTTCACGAATCCGATTCTGATTGACGAAGGCGACGTAATCATTGCAGGGCATGGACGCCTTGAGGCCGCAAAGCATCTGGGCCTGGAGGAAGTGCCAACAATCACTCTGGCTGGCCTGACTGACGAGCAAAAAATCGCCTACGTCATAGCCGATAACAAACTTGCGCTCAATGCTGGCTGGGACGAAAAACTGCTGGCCGTCGAACTTAGTTCGTTGCAATCCGTTGGGTTTGATGTATCGCTAACGGGTTTCAGCAAAGAGGAATTGCGCGACCTGCTGGGGGTGGGCGATGGTAGTTCTGACGAACTGGAATACTCGAAGAAAATTGATACGCCTGCGTATACGCCGAAAGGCGATAAACCCAGTTTGTCAGAGTTAACAAGTACGGACAAGTACGCACAATTTGTCTACAAGATCGAACAATCGGCTCTGCCTGATGACGAAAAAGAATTCCTATTAACTGCCGCCCGTAGGCATATCGTATTCGATTACGCAAAAATCGCTGAGTATTACTGCCACGCCTCAAAGGAAATGCAGGAATTGATGGAGGATTCGGCCCTGGTCATCATTGACTTTGAAAAGGCTATCGAAAACGGGTACGTCATCCTGTCGAAGCAACTCGAAGGAATTTATTTCGACTCATACGAAGGCGACGACGATGGCGATGAAGCATGAAAGGTTTTGCGCTTTTATCCTGACGCATGGTCGAGCGAATCGTGTCTATACGTACAAGACTCTCAAAAAGTCTGGGTACACTGGCCCGATTGTCATCGTGGTTGATAACGAAGATCGAACGATTGATGAGTACAAAAAAGTATTCAAGGATCAGGTCTACGTCTTTGACAAAAAAGCGATGGCCGCAAAGATCGACGAGGGCGACAACTTTCAGGATCGACGAGCGATCATCTATGCGCGAAATGCGTGTTTCGAAATCGCCGAGGCATTCGGGTACGAATACTTCATCCAACTGGATGACGACTACACCGACTTTCGTCACAAAAAAAACCACCTCGGGGAATACTGCGACAAAAAAATCCACGACTTCGACGCCGTAATGGACGCCATGCTGGACTATTACAAGTCGATTCCTGCGTTGACGATTGCGATGGCCCAGGGCGGGGACTTTGTTGGCGGGAAAATGGGCAACTCGTGGAGAAAACCAAAGCGTAAAGCAATGAATAGTTTTATCTGCTCTGTGCATCGCCCGTTCAAGTTTTTTGGTAGGGTAAACGAGGACGTTAATACGTATACAAACTTGGGTTCCCGTGGCGGGTTATTCCTGACGATGATGAGTCTGGCACTGCAACAAAAGCAGACTCAGACGAATAGCGGCGGCATGACAGAGATGTACCTGGACAGCGGAACGTATGTGAAATCGTTCTATTCTGTGATGTACCAACCCTCGTCTGTGCGGGTAGGGATTATGCACAGCAAGAACGCCCGTATTCATCATCAGATTACTTGGCGTAATACTGTGCCCCGTATTTTGGCCGAAGAATACAAAAAGCAGTAATGCCGAGCATCCCATCTACCCCGTACTGTGCCGAACTAGGGTGTAAGAATCCCAGGTCAAGGCTCAATGGGTTCTGCCTGGAGCATGGGGGTAAAAACAAACAAAAGTACGACCCCAAGTACAACGCCGCTAGAAAAGAGCAAAGCCGCTTTTATAAATCTAGGCAATGGCTGACTCTACGCCAGATTCAACTAAGTAAGTCACCACTATGTGTGGGATGTAGCGCAGAGGGTGTTATTACTGCGGCGAATACTGTCGACCACCTATTCCCTTGGACACAGATAGGCGAGACTGCGTTCTTTATAAATAAATTCCAGTCGCTGTGTAATATGCACCATGCAACCAAGACACAACTCGAACAGCATGGGATATACAGACGCTTTGGTAGACCCGAGGTCGATTATTCTGTGGAGGACTATGCAAGAGTCGTGGGACTCGACGAGCCGACGGCGGACGGACGGGCCGAAACTTAAATTTTGAACGCCCTGAAAGAGCAAAGCCGCCCACTGAATCTTCTGCAATGTAATTTGACCATGGGGGGTGTCCCCAAGTATTATTGCGGCATGAACAAAAAACCGCCTGAACTGCATCTCGTCGACGGCACGACCCCGCGAAAAGGGATGCCTGCGTCGTTACCCGATACGCTCAAGAAAAGAATCCCCAAGGCCGAATGGGTGGATAACCCCGAAGCGTGGGACAAGTCAAAATTCATTGAGGAAACCTCGGAATTTTTGTACGACGTCTACGGCATAGGGAATAACCAGGACAAGCACACGCTGGCTATGCTGGCCGACCATATCGATACGTACGTTCAGTGCACCAGGGCGATTAAAAAGGGCGGGATTGTGACCTCGTTCAATAATGGGCAGACGATTGGCCCGAATCCGTATCTGACTGTGCGAAATAAAACGATGACTCTCATCATTCAACTGATGAACGAACTCGGGCTGACGCCTCGGAGTCGCTTGTCGGCTGGCAAATCTGAGGACGAAAGTCCGGTGGCTCAATTCCTGCGAGGCCCGTTAGCGCAATGAATTGGCAAGATGGGGTGGCGTATGCCCACGCTGTGGCGAAGGGTGAAATTAACGTCTGCAACGATGTGCGGCTGGCGTGCCAAAGGTTTATTAACCAACTCGAAAATGCCGAATGGGAATGGGTGTTCGACCCGAGGTTTCCTGCTCACGTTATACAGTTTGCCGCTACTTTGAAGCATACGAAGGGGCCGCAGGCTGGCGAACCGATCGTCCTGGAACCATTTCAACTGTTGCTGATTTGCGCCGTGTACGGGTTCAGGTCCAAAAAGGATTTGAACAAACGAATGGTGACGGACGTCATTCTGTTTATCCCTCGAAAGGCTGGTAAGTCGACGCTTACTGCTGTGCTGACTCTTTACGAATTGCTGTGTGGTGAGGCTGGGCCAGAAGTGTTTACGCTGGCGACTAACCGCGAGCAGGCGACGATTGTGTTCGATGCCGCCAAAGGATTCGTTGAGGCCATGCCTAAAGAATTGGCCGACCTGTTTAATCCGAGCAAATACAGTATTAGTAAACGGGGCGATTCGCAGTCTATGTTCAAGGCTTTGAGTCGGGACACAAAAAAATCGGGTGACGGAAAAAACCCGTCGTGCGTGGTGGTGGACGAAGCCGCGCAAATTGTCGATCGCAACTCAATCGAGGTTTTGCACTCCGGTATGGTGGCCCGTCAGAATCCGTTAAGGGTCTATATCACGACGGCCTCGTTTACGAAGGACACTAAGTTTTACGAAGATTTGTCGATGTTGCAGTCGATCCTGCGAGGCGAGGCGTCTGACAATCCGAGGTGGTTTGGCCTGTTGTATGGGCTTGACCTGGGCGATGACTGGCGCGAGCCGATAAATTGGGCCAAGGCCAATCCGATGCACGGCATATCGGTATTCGAAGATGCGATCCATGCCCGTGCTGAGGAAGCGAAGCACAAGCCAGCCGCGCTTAACGAATTCCTGTGTAAGACGCTAAACGTCTGGGTGTCTGCGAATGCCGCTTGGCTGGATCGTGCCCATTGGGATGACCCGGTGTGCCATATCCAGGTCCGCAGGCCTGAACCGGAAGCGTCGTTTATTGGATTTGACTTAGCGGCGACCCGTGATTTAAATTCGGTCTGCACGTTAAATCGATTCGGGGAGGATGATTACGAAGCGGAATGGCAGTTTTTTTTACCCGAGGAAAGTCTGCAATTCATACCAAAGCATTACCTCGACATTTTCAGGGTAGCAATTCAGTCCGGTATCTTGAAATTGACCGAGGGCAACGTGATGGACGACCGCGAAATAAGCGATTATATTATTAACCAGCAATGTAATAGGTACAACATCAAGGAAGTCGGATACGATGCCTATAACGCCGCCTCGCTGGTGGCACGGTTGCACGATGGTGGGGTTCCGGTGAAAAAAGTGGGCCAGGGTATGGCGGTGCTGAATAACCCGAGCAAATACATCGAAAAATTGATTCTTAACAAAAAAATCAAGCACGATGGCAACCCGTTCCTGGGCTGGCAACTTGGTAACTGCGAATGCTACACGGACGTTAATGGAAATATCAAAGTTCGCAAGAATGAGGCCGATAAAGCCGCGAAAGTTGACGGAATTATCTCGATGATTATTGCGGCTCACTGTGCTTTGGACAATCCTTTTGTGAGCAACAGTTTCGGTTTTAGGTCGTTTTGATATACCATTGTCGGAAACTGGGGGTCAAAAATGGGAATTCTGGACATTTTTAATAG